GCTCAATCTTCAAAACTTGCCCGTGTCGCTCAGGACGCGGCTGTCATCGGTAATATCAATTCATCCGAGGCATTCCAACGGATGGTTTATGGCATACAGTCCGGGCAGGTTGAAATCCTTAGAACCATCGGCATCAACGTCAACTTTGAAAATAGTTATCAGAAGGTTGCAAAGGCCACAGGGCGCGTGACGGCGCAATTATCCGAGGCCGAAAAATCACAGATCAGAATGAACGCCGTTATGGATGCTGGCAAGATGATTGCCGGAACCTATGAAGCCGCAATGGAGACGGCAGGCAAACAGGTTCTATCCTTGCAGCGCCATATAGATAATCTCAAGGTGGCGTTCGGACTTGCCTTTACGCCAGCACTGGCTGAAATCATCGAAACGATTACCGGAGCAATTACTGACCTTAACGGCGAATTGAGCGGCAACAGCAAAGACAAGATTACCGCATGGGGAGTTAATTTCAGAATTGCACTGATTGACATCCAGGCAGAAATCCGTCGTTTGGCGATGTTGCTGGACAAATTGGGCGGAACAATGACCTCAGCTCAAATGCTCCTTTACGGCCCAGGGCGCGCGCTTGGCGTAAAAAGCTCAACGGAGAGATTCGAGCGGGCGGCGGATGCAAATATCGGATATGAAGCTCGCTATAATGCTTCTGATAAAGAGCTTGAGAGGCTTATGAGTAAGAGAATCCAACTTGAGCAATCATTGACCGCCGAAGGGAAGGCATCGGCTAAAGCGGCGCAGGATGCGGCGGAATCAAAGGTTCTGGCCGCGCAACGGTCTGCTAAAGCGGCGCAAGAGGAAGTATCAGGAAAGGTGTCCGATGAGCAAAGAAAAAGAGAGGCGGATGAACAAAAGAAAGCACAAGATTTAAGGCGAGAAATATACCTTAAAGATGAAGCTGATAAATGGGAAAAATTAGAAGAATACGAAAAAGATTATGCCGATAAACAAGCTAAGTTTCAGGACGAATATAAACGCGCCACGATGTCAACCACAGAATATGAATTAGACCAATTGCAGTCTCGTTACGATGAATACGCAACATATATCAGTGACAAAGAAAAGCTCGACGAATGGTATGAAGCGAGCAAAGCAAAACTGCTGGACAAAGAGGCGAAAAAAGAAAAAGACCAATTGGATGATCTGAAAAGAACGATTGAAGGATGGGGACGCGACAGCACAAATGCAATAGTCAAGTTTTGTCGGACTGGCGAAACATCATTTTCAGACATGATTAACTCCATGATTGACGATTTATTACGAATGGCGATTCAAGAACAAATTATGGGGCCGCTATTCAAGGGTATTTCCCAGGGCATAGGAGGCTTTGTAGGAGGACTTTTTGGCGGTGGAGGAAGCGCAGTTCCGCCGGAAGTATTTGTGACAAAACACGGCGGGGCTTTTCTTAATGGAGAGGTTATCCCATTCGCCCGCGGCGGCATCGTGTCACAGCCGACGGTTTTCCCCATGGCCAGAGGAACAGGGCTGATGGGTGAAGCAGGGCCGGAAGCTGTCATGCCGCTAACAAGAGTAGGTGGCGATTTGGGGGTCAGAGCTTTAGCTGGTGGTGGGACGGAGGTCAACATTTATAACAATGTCGGAGCTGATGTATCGACAAAAGAACGCACTACGGCAGACGGATCAAAAGCGATTGATGTTTATATTGACCAGGCAGTCGCTAAAAAACTTGGACAGTTCGGGTCACAATCCAATAGAGCGATGAGACAAATGGGCGGGCGGCAACCGCTCACGGGGAGATAATAAATGAGCATACCAACATGGAATTCCAGCTTGCCGCAGCGTTTTTTAACAGCAAACTACGGACAATCACTTCCCGATGTAACCATCAAGTCCAACATGGATGCTGGACCCGCAAAGGTACGGAGAAGGTTTACGGCAGGAATAGAGCCTATATCTGGGAAGATGGTAATGACCGCAGCGCAATTAACAATGTTGGAAACATTTTATAACACTACATTGCTCGGTGGTTCTCTGCGATTTTCATGGACAAAACCGCCGGCGCATACAGCCGCATGCGAGATGAGATTTACCGAGTCTCCATCATGGACGGCAGTTGAACCGGAAGTGTATGAAGTAAGCTTATCTCTGGAGATATTGCCTTAGGAGGATATATGACTACTACTTCGTTAAATTTTCGTCAGGCCGCCTTTGCGCAGGAAACGGGCCGCGTTCCTATCGCTTTAATAACACTTTCACACCCAGACCTTGCCGATGATATCAGAATAAGCACCGACCCAACGCAGGAACTGACAGAATTTACAACTGATACAGAAAAAGTTTATGGCACAATATCAAATGGGAAAACATATTTTTTCCTTCCGGTGAGGATTAAATTGCCCGACGAAACAGATGAAGGCCCGGGGGAGATGCAACTCGAGATCGATAATATTCACCGGGCATACATGGAGACAATAAGAAGCGTTTTTACGCCTGTAACTTGTCAGCTTGATCTTGTTATGGACAATGCGCTTGATACGGTAGATGCAAGTTGGCCTGAGTTCAAGTTAACCAACATTACATACAATGCAACGACGATTACGGGGACATTGAGGCTGGAGACGCTGGAGTCCGAACCCTATCCTGCTGGGTCAATGACTCCATCGTATTTTTCTGGGCTGTTTGGGTGATATTTTGATGAATGTGGAGAACTATATCGGAATTCCATTTTTAAAAAACGGAAACAATAGAAACGGCTGCGATTGCTGGAAATTAATCGTGATGGTTTACCGCGAGCAACTAGGAATTGATTTGACGGATTATGCGGAAATCTTTGTTGATGATTCGTTGGCTTCGCTCAAGAAGGTTGCCAGGACAATGAAAGAGGAACGGCTAAAATGGCAGCAAGTGCAGACGCCTATTCCATATGATGTGATTTTGCTGCGTGTTGACGGCCTTGTTTGTCATGCAGGACTTGTCATTGACCGTCGGCGGATGCTACATATCATGGACGGTGTAAATTCGACAGTTGAGGAATTTGCCAGTCCACAATGGAAACAAAGAGTTGAGGGATTCTACAGGTGGATAATCGACAAATCATAGTAAGTCCATTTGCCTTTCACGCTCCTAAAGTGGCGTGTATTCCGCATGGGATGACAATTCGGCAGATCGTGGAGCGAATGGATCAGTCTGCGTGGTCTGATGCCTATCTCGTTGAAGTTGATGGGCTTCCCATTCCACTCGGAGAATGGCATCTTGTCCCCGATGTTGCATCTCATATTCTTGTTTATGCTCCTCTGCATGGCGGCGGCGGCGGTGGTGGAAAAAATCCCCTGCGGACGATTCTGACCATTGTCGTTGTGGTGGTGGCTACCGTCGTAGGAAATGTATATGGCGGCGCGTTAGCGGCGCAATTGGGGGTTACTTCTCAAGCTGGCATAGCGGCGGTGCAGGCGGGCGTGTCAATGGCGGCGATGACCGCCGGATCGCTACTCGTCAATGCCATCGCGCCAATAAAATATTCTAATTCACTGGCGGCACGGCACAGTTATAACGATTCCCCTACGTATTCAATAGGGGCAAACTCCAATCAAGCCAATCCATGGGGGCCTATACCCGTAGCCCTCGGAACGTATAAAGTATATCCGCCTCTGGGTGCGAGTTCATATACGGAGCTAGTCGGCTCGGACGAATACCTGCGCATGTTGTTTGTGTGGGGGTATGGGCCGTTGAAGATCGAGAACATCAAGATCGGCGACACGCTTCTTTCTTCATATGCCGGCGTTGAAATTGAAACAAACGAAGGGTGGTCAACTGATACACCGTTGACTCTTTTCCCATCTGCCGTGCGGCAAGACTCCATCGGCGTGATAATTACGAATGTAGGCGGGCAAATAGTAAGAACGGCAAAAGCAAACGTTGACGAACTGTCGGTTGATGTGGCCTTTGCAAGAGGCTTGGTTCAGTTTGATGACCAGGGCAACAGAATCGCGCGCAGCGTTACCGTTCTAGTGCAATACAGGGAGGTGGGCGCGCCGGCATGGACAACCGTTGAGCAGAAGACCTTCACAGACATGACAACTTCTGCCGTCCGATATGGCTGGCGATGGACTGTCGATAATACGAAAACATACGAAGTCGGCGTGACACGCGCGACAGCCGATACCGCCGATGACCGAATACTCGATGAAATATATTGGGTATATCTCAGGAACATCGAAACAACTTATCCAATTACATTCCCCCATCCGCTGGCCGTGACTGCTCTTAGAATCAAGGCTACGGATCAGTTAAGTGGGCAATTTGATAATCTTAACGGCGTTGTGTCATCGTATTGTCCGGTGTGGGATGATGTGGCCGGGACATGGGGAGCGAATGAAGCTTCTTATGCCGTGACCAATAACCCTGCTGCGCTTATCCGTCATGTTCTGATGGGCAAAGCAAATGCGCGGGCCAGAACGTCCACGCAGGTTGACGATGCCGGTCTTGGCGAGTTCTATGAGTTCTGTGCGACAAAAGGCTACGCATTCAATATGTATCGGGATTATACGTCTTCTGTCTTCGAGGCAT